CAGCAGGATTACCTAACTGCGGTGTGGTATGTAAGACGTAAGTAGCATAAAGACAACGATGAGAGACTCTTTCTGGTCTTAACCGGATTGAGGGTGTAAAGCTTATTCTCTGGGAATGTAATCTACTATCAATTCATATTCACACCTGTACCTCTGAGCCACCATTCGACTTGCAGTGGGCGTGGCTACATTGAGTAGTCCGGGGTGGCTAACCACATATTTGTGGTTAATGTCGTCGTATTGGCAGCTAATACGAACAGTAGTGACCTGTGCCCTTCACTCTGCTGGTGTGTCCGAACAGACCAACCCCTTTAAAATTTTCTATCATGGCTACAAACAATAATAATAACGCGTTAGATAATTTTATGACCAGTGCACGTGTAGCACTATATAAAAATACACTACTACTGATTCGCAAATTAGTTAATGAACGGAATTCCAAGAGAATGCCAGTTCCTAACGACCAACGAAGAATCAGTGAGGGCTCAACTCCCCCTTGCCAAGTGGTGCAAATGGAAAGTGTATCGGAATCCTCGATACAGCAGCGCAAGAGAATTGGTTGTCGAATTTTGGATGTATTCAGACCAGTCGAACGCAATGCACCTCCGTGGAACAGATTAGGTTCTACAGGGAAGATAAGTTACTATGCACAAATTACTGCATATTTGGGTAATAGGGCTTATATTAATGGTAACCGTATCCGCAAAGCGGGAACCAGACATGTTAAAACTATGAATTTTCATGTAAATCCTTATGAATATTGGTTTAGACGATCAACAAGGCGTAGAGCTAAGAGAAGAGCTAAGAAATGCTATAAAAATATCGTCAAAGATCATATTACCATGGGTTATATTGATGAAGAAGAAAATCTAGATAACATGTATCCACCACCGAAGCCAAAGGTTGTGGTAACCGATACGCCAGTTTTAACTAAGACTGGTAAGTACAAAACTACTGAAGAAGACTCGCCAAAGTTAGATCGAGTAGGAGACCAATCGACTGAAGTAGTAGAGGAAGTTAAGGTTAAAGATGAACAAACATCTATAAATAATGGAAAAAGTCCAATTAAAGAATTCGCACGCGGGATGCGTTCTCAAGAATTGGTTGCTGCCGCCGAGTTGCGGTTTGGTAAAATGAAGCTCGACGAGGCTAACTATGAAGTAGTTAGGCGAATGATGTCTGAACATGACTTAGTAAAAGGATCAAGTGTTCGTATTTCGCATCAAGTCGGGTTGGTGAATAGAGCTTTGGAACGTTACTTCGTATTACACGAAGATGATCTGGTTTCAAGATGGAGCATATTCAATATGAAGAATACCAAACGACATAAGCAACGAGGTGTCATGCACTGCTAAGGCCGTACAGTCTCGACTTCAGGCTATGATACAACGAAAATTACGTGTCATAAGTCCGTTAAAGTGAAGTATCGGGATCGGGTCAGCAGGGAACGGACGGTGCATCAACTTGTTGGGGTTGGTACATCTGATGTTTATAAAATCCACAATGCAAGTGGAATAAACACATTACGAGGTCTAGTTGAGAGAGTTTTTACCGTAGATTATAAACAAGGTAAAGGCTTTGAGGCACCAATTAGGGTTAGTAGTGTGGGGTTTAACAGAGCTGTAAAACCAGCTATGGCGTATTTAAGAAAATCAATTTTTCAAATCAGCAAGATGACCGAAGAGCAATTCATAGGTCATTATAAAATCGCTCGTTTGAGAAACAGATATATTAATGCGTCGGCGGCACTTAAGGTTAAAAGCGTTGAGCGAAAGGATGCAAATGTGCAGACTTTTGTGAAAGCTGATAAAGTTAATGTCACAGTAAAGGGCGACTCATGTCCAAGGATCATATCCCCACGTGATCCAAGGTATAACTTAGCATTGGGGGTGTATATAAAAGCTATCGAGGGGGTTTTATATACACTATTGAACGGTATGTGCGGTGGCACTACCGTAATGAAAGGATTGAATGCTGTCGAAGTAGGTGGTGCAATTCATGAAATGTGGAATCAATTTGGAGATCCTGTAGCGATTCCATTTGATGCTGTGAGATTTGATCAACATACCCATACATCACAACTTAAGTATGAACATAAGATTTACAAAATGTTCTATGCCGGTGGTGATAAACAGGAATTAGCTAAGCTACTTTCCTGGCAACTCAAAAATTTTTGTAAAAGTTTTACTCCAGAAGCTATAATTAGTTGTATCACGGAAATTAGATGTTCCGGTGATATGAATACAGGTTTAGGAACTTGTTTAATAGCTTGTAGTATTGTTTATTCATTTTGCAAAGAATATGATATCAAATTTCGATTAGCTAATAATGGAGATGACTGTGTTTTAATCTGTGAGCGTAGTGATTTGGAAGTAGTTCAGAAATGGCTACATCCTTATTGCAAAACCGCAGGTTATTGGTTCGAGGTGGAACCACCAGTTTTCAGACTGGAACATATATCGTTTTGTCAAGCACATCCTGTGTACACGGAGAGAGGATGGACTATGGTAAGGGATTTTCCAACTTGTATTACTAAAGATTGCACGTCGCTTCTTCCATTGAAAGATGAAAAATCATGGAGGAAGTGGGCTAATGATGTAGGAAAGGGTGGTATGGCACTATGTGCTGGAGTACCAGTTTTATACTCTTTCTACGAGAAACTCGCGGGGTTGGGGAATGGGACTTTCGGGGCTCATCCTAATCTTCATGGTACTGGTTTTTCTTACTTATCTGCGCGACTAGACACTACACGTGTACATATTAGTCCAGATGCAAGGATAAGTTTTTGGGAAGCTTTCGGGATGAGTCCTGAGTACCAAAAATCTGTCGAAAAACGTCTTGAACAACAATTGATATTTTTCGATCGAAACCTCAAGGGTTATCAATACACATTAGACACTGACAACTCACTTAGACATTCACTAAATTCATTCATTATCGACTATAAAAACTAAATTTTCAATTTATACTCTTAGGAAAACAAATATTAACACACACACTTACAAGATGGCAATGGTAGTAGCAGAAAAATTATCTACGGATCCTTACTTTCAACAATTGGCATATCAAGCAGCACTAGAGGCTGGTCAATGGGGATATTCTAAAATATCTCAATCTAGAAAGAAACGATCACAACAGAAAAATAAAGCAGAACTACAAAAGATCAAACAAATGTTTGCTAAATCAAAACCAAATCGTGCACCGGTGGCAATTAATACTAGAACCAGAACAAGACGTGCCAATATTAAAGGCACCAAAGGTGGTATTACTATTAAACATCGCGAGTACATTGGTGAGATTACAGGTAGTACAACATTTAATGTAGAATCTTTTCAGATTCAACCGGGTTTATCACAAACTTTTCCTTGGTTATCAGGAATAGCTAACAATTTTGAGAAGTACAAGATCAAAAACGTTAAATTCGAATACATTAATATATCAGCAACTAGCGAGAAAGGTAGAGTTACTCTTGCTTTTGATGAGGATCCACTAGATGAGGATCCAGTTGATAAAGTTGAACTATTTGCTTATAATGGTGCAGTAGAAGGCTCTGTATGGAGTCCACTCACACTAAACGTTCCTTGTAAAAATAAAGAACATTTTACTCGTAACGGTACCGTTGTAGGAACAGATTTAAAAACATATGATTGTGGGAAAATAGTAGCTGCTATTTCAAATACTGCAGATACATCTGTGGTTGGAGAACTCTTCATTAGTTATGAAGTAGAATTAACTGTTCCTCAACCCGTATCTTGTCCATCTACCAAAATTGATTGTACTACTACAGTTAGTAAAACTAATTTATTTGGTGATGATACTAGAGAAGTTGAAGGAAACTTTCCAGTTTCTTTAAACGCTAACACCATGACATTTTTAGCACCTGGAAATTATTTCTTAGCTTTAAGTGTTATTGGTTCATCTCCTGGTAACATTACCATCGGCGACGGTGACACAATCACTGCTCAAGCTTTATTTACTGGAGCAAATTCAAGTGGTAATGGTAAGTCTTGCAACCTTTATGGTATCCGGGTTAGTACTGCTGGTCAGTATATAACTTGGGCTGTAGATGGTACAACTGTAACTTCATGCTTAGTGAATTTATACATGGCAAACCCTCTTATCACCGCTTCAACATAATATGGTACAACAATACATGTTAATACTTGGGTTAAACAACGACATAGTTTAACCTGACTCACAAGGTGTCAAAATGCTGATAATAAAAGCTACCTTTACGTACTGAAAGATATATTAACACTGATTCAACACTGTTGTTGATCAGAGAAAAGTAAAAATCAGAAAAACATTAGAAAATCAAATAAAAATATTAAAAACACAAAAATCCAAAAACATTCAGCGAGCTTTGATGACTTAACGGATCCTCGACGTAGGAGTAGTGACCCTACGTAGCTTGAGGC